CACAGGTAAAGGAGAAACTACTGCGCATCATGTCTAAAACAGGATCGGATGCGCAGGAGAATAGATTCATGAAAAAGGTGGTTCCTATTTAGAAAGCACGACCTTTCTTCTTTAAACATATTCAAGATGGTACTACCAACCCCAGCGTGGAGTTGGCTTTTAGGGAGCCTTCACAACGTGTTACCAAGAAGAACAAAACTTCTTCCAGAGGAGAAGCGCTTAACACAATTATTAACTGGAAGAACACCACGAACAACGCATATGACGGTGAGAAACTACACATCTTATATCTGGATGAGGCAGGTAAATGGGAGAAAGGTAATGATATACGAGAAGCCTGGAGGATACAGCGCACTTGTTTGCTTGTAGGTAGAAAGATTGTAGGAAAAGCCATAGTAGGAAGTACGGTAAACCCACTGGACCGAGGGGGTACTCAGTACCGAGAGATGTATTACTCCAGTGATGTTAACGACAGAAACGCAAACGGCAGGACAAAGACAGGTTTGTACGGGGTATTTATACCAGCGTACGATGCGCTTGAGGGCTTCTTCGATGTCTATGGAATGCCTGTTATAGACGACCCAGATAAACCAGTCATAGGACTGGAGGGTGAGTATATAAGCATAGGTGCAAAGACCTACTTAAAGAACGAGAGGAAGGGATTGTCTGGCGATTCCTATGAACTCAATGAGGTGATTAGGCAGTTCCCGTTCACTGAGGCTGAGGCATTTAGGGATAGTGCTAAAGCATCCTTGTTTAATGTCCAAAAGATATACGAGCAGGTAGAGTATAATCAAGACTTGTTTCCATCTCCTGTTGTTGTGGGAAACTTCAACTGGGCAAACGGAGTACAAGACAGCGAGGTTGTGTTTAGTCCAGATCCCAACGGAAGATGGCGAGTAGCATGGATGCCCCCGGTAGATTTAAGAAACAAAACCAAGCCAGAGAACAACTGGCTGGGATGCGCTGGTGTCGATAGTTATGACATTGACGCCACTGTAGACGGCAGGGGTTCAAAGGGTGCGTGTCATTTCTTTAACAAATTCAACATGACTCACCCCTCTAATATGTTCGTGGCAGAGTACGCATCCCGTCCTCCGCTGGCTAAGATATTCTATGAAGACATATTGATGGCTGCTAAGTTCTATGGATACCCTGTATTGATTGAGAACAATAAATACGGAATCGCAAGATACTTTGAGTCAAGAGGTTACGACCACTTCTTGTTAGATAGACCCGCTCATCTTACCTCAACATACGGAAGCAAAACCAAGACTAAGGGTATACCCTCTAATTCACAGGATGTTATCCAGGCACATGCACAGGCTATTGAATCATACATACATGCACACGTAGGTCTCAATGAAGAGACGCTTGAGTTTGGTAAGATGTACTTTGAAAGAACCCTTGAGGATTGGATTAATTTCAAGATAGATGATCGTACAAAATATGACCTTTCCATATCAAGTGGATTAGCACTTCTTGCAGCGCAAGGACATAAGCAAAAAAAACCAAAAAGTGATTTCAACGGCAAGCAGTTCTTCCGTAAAGGTCAGATAATTATACGAAGATAATAAGAGGTATATTTGCATGAGTAGCAATCTTGAGTATGGACAACGAATACAAAAACGGACAGTCATCCTTTCCTGATCCATTAGCACCGGTACAGGAGAAGATGTCTAAAGAATATGGCTTATCGTATGCGAAGGCCATGTTTGCTCAATGGATTGGTAGTGACTATCAGAACTCTCTGTATGGGAGAAGAAACAGCGAATTCGAGCGCTGTAGAGATTACGCACAAGGAACGCAGGACACATCAATCTATAGACAAATATTAAACTCCCTTGAAAATAACAATGGGGACGGAACACTAATGACACTGGACTACACGCCAGTGCCCATCGTTCCTAAGTTTGTAAAGATTGTTGTAAACAAGATTCTGTCCAAAGAACCATATCCACAGATTGAGGCTATTGACCCACTCTCTAAAACAGAGAAGGACAAGAAAAAGAATGCTACTGTATTACGTATTGAGAATCGTGAAATGATTGAAGAGGCTAAGTCTCTTGGCCTCAATGTAAAGCAAGACCCATCACAACTTCCAGAGACTCCAGAGGAGACTGAGATATTCTTAGACACTAACATTAAGACGGACGCAGAAATCTCTGCGCAGATTGCTACCGAGATGACGTTGAAGTGGAATGACTTTAACCAATCCATCTATCGTCGTTGTGTCGAAGACCTAACTACTCTTGGTATGGGTGTTGCTAAACGTAGCAATGACCCTAACTACGGAATCAAGGAAGAGTATGTAGACCCTAAGAAGTTTATCCATAACTATACAGATGACCCAAACTTCACGGAACTAACTTACGCCGGACACTTTAAGTACATTACCATTATGGACTTGAAGCGTATTGCTGGAAATCAGTTTACTGAAGCGCAGTATGAGGAGATTGCTAAGACGGTAATGAACAAGTATGGCAATAACCCTACACAATTCTCTACTACTGGGTATACTTACGACAGACCAGGAACCAGATACCGTCAAGGATACGATGAGTATAAGATTGAAGTCTTGGACTTTGAATACATGTCTGTTGACGACATTATCTACGAGAAGAAGGAGTCAGCATACGGCAACATTGGTTTCTACTACAAGGGCAACGAGTACAATGCGCCTCAACAATCTGTGTACAACAGAGAGGCGGTGTACATGAAGAACGCAACTGTGTATGGTGGTTCATACATTACAGGCACAGAGCACATCTTCGACTACGGGCCTAAAAAGAATATTCCTAAAAACGTACACGATATCTCACGTGCGCGTTTGTCATACAGCATTGTCGCGACTAACATCCGTGGAATGATACCTAAGTCAATGGTATCCTCTGTTATCGGATTTGCCGACATGCTCCAGATCACACACTTAAAACTTCAACAGTCTATTGCTAAAGCAAAACCAGATGGGCTGATTATTGACATTGAGGGATTAGAGAACGTACAACTTGGACGTGGTGGAGAACTACAGCCATTAGAAATCCAAGACATCTACGAACAGACTGGTGTGTTCTATTACCGTAGCAAGAATCCAGAAGGAGGATTCCAAAACCCACCTGTTCGAGAAATCGGAAACCGTATCCGAAACATTCAAGAACTGGTAGCGCTATACAATCACTACCTCGGAATGATTAGAGATGCCACAGGTATTAACGAGGTGATGGATGGCTCTACGCCAAAAGGAGAGGCGCTGGTAGGTGTAAACCAAATGGCGATGGCTGCGGGGAACAATGCGATATTCGATATTACGAATGCCGCTATGGTTCTGTACAAAAAAGTATGTGATGATATTGTACGCTGTCTACAGGTTATTCCGCCAGAGAGTATCCTTTACAAAGTTTATACGAATGCGGTTGGCGAAACCAACATGGCTGTTCTAAGTTCATTTGACAATCTGGCTATGTACAACTTTGGTGTCATGGTTGTAACCGAGATGAACGATACAGACAAACAATACCTTGAACAAAACATTCAGATTGCACTTGGACAAAGAGAAATGGATCTTGAAGATGCGATTGCGATTCGTCAAACCAAAGACGTTGAGCAGGCTGAAAGACTCTTGGTTGTTCGCAGAAAGAAAAGAATTAAGCAGCAGCAAGAACAAGCCCAGCAGCAAGCACAAGTAACAGCGGAAGTAAACGCTCAGCAAACCCAGATGGCAGCACAGATGGAAATGCAGAAGAAACAAATGGATGCTCAGATAGAAGCACAGCGCATGCAATTAGAGGCACAAGTAAAGGCGCAGTTGATTGAACTCGAGTACCAGTACAAAATCCAAATCGAGAAGATGAAAGGAGAGTACGGTGTAGTTGAGCAACAAATAGAAAGCGGTAATCGAATGATAGCAGATGCTGAAGCAGAGAACCGCAAGGACCAAAGAATAGATAAACAAGCGCTGGCACAAAGCAAACTGATTGCTCAACGCCAAGGACAGCGTCCATCGCTTGAAGAAGACGTAGTAACTAACCTAACAATATCATAAAAAATGGGATGCTCATCTTGTGGATCTGGGGCTTGCGGTTGTAGCAATCCCTCTAACGTAAACCTTAACAATGCAGCGCAGGTAAACATATGTGCTCGTCGTGGCGATACTTTCGTTCTGAAATCGAATGTAAAAGATTCAGACGGTAATGCTCTTGATTTA